AAACCACGGTGACTTTTCAATTCTTGTTTTAAATCCTTTAAAGAATACGTTGCTTGCCTGTTGCGAGTTAATAGCAATATTAATGATATCAATGCTATCGCCTGGAGGCTTTCCGTAATATGTGGCTGGATCTTTTAAGCACAATAGTAAATACACTATATATGAAGTTGCAATGGTTGAGCAGTAATCTTTACCCGAACCCTTTCCTAACTGAGCTACCACCTCATTAGCAGTTTGTTTAAATCTTATCCTTCCTTCTTCTTCTCCGAATAATTTGATAAGGGTTGACTCTTTATAGATCTGCGAACTTTTTTCGATAAGCGTGTATTGATAGTCGGAAAGTTCTGGAAGCCCAAGGTATTCTGGACTTCTAACAAACGTTTTAAGATCGACTGGTTTTTCATCGAACTCCTCTCCATCGAGCATGTCGATAAGGTCGGTAAAATCAAACGACATCGGCTTCCTCTACTGGGACTGACTCAATTACTCCAGTAATTTGGGATAATCTCTTTGCTACTTCCATCTTACACTTAGGGCATACTGATGTAGTCTCTTTTAAAATTCTAACAAGGATGTCTTGCTTACGCTCTGTCTCTGCAATTTGTGATGCAATTTCATTGTTTTCTAATACTCCAATAGATTGAAGCATTGCAATTCTTTTAGTCTCTATGTCTGCAATAAGCTTTAATGCGCCAGACTTTATTCCTAGCTGGCCTGTTTGATCTGCATCTTCAACTGTTTTCCACGCCTCTTTGATAAGCATGGCATAGTGCTGATCCGCCCCTGAGATGGCCTCTCGGGCACGATCTCTAATATTGCTATCATTATGTACAACGTCTTTCCAATCGTCGATTAACTCAAGGACCTCTTTGCGTTGTATTCCAGTGGTGGTGGCGATCTGTGTGGGTGTGCTTCCTTTTAGAAGTTCTTCAACTACCCTGTTCATTCTGTCAAAATGCTCTGACAATTCTATTTCGCTCATTAGTCTATTATACTTTCAGTCGACTAAAATGTCAATCAGAATTAGCCTTAGCAATCTTATATAGGACTAAATATCCTATTAAATCATCGATATCGTTGTCTCCTGCAAATCCTTGGTTATTCTTTACCCTATTTAATTTATCATCAATACGAACTTTTAATTGTTCTGTTGAATCCGCCGTTGAAAATATTCTAATTGGATCTAATGCTGAGTTGCCGTACGAGATATTCTTTTCAATTAACATGTGGGCAATCTCATGACAAGCTCTCCATATTTTTCCACCCGCTGGCGCACCTGTAGACTGAAGATATAAGTCACTACAATTAAAATTCTTTACATCTGGAAATACTGGTCTTAACATTACCGCCTCCTAATTAATTGGAACTTCTCTAGGTATCTCTGTATGGTCATAGCAGAGACCTTGCACTCTTCGGCAATTTCAGTTACCGTTTTTTTCTGAACCACATATCTTCTATGTAGCCAAGTTTGGCTTTGATATAACTTCATCGCTCTGTCAGTACTTTGTTAGCATAATGTGCAATACCAAAGCTATCTGCAACGTCAAAATCCACCACATTTAAATTATACTTCCTGTTAAAGTAGTCAGCAGTTCTCTGCTTTCTCATATTTCTTAATTTGTTTTGATACCATGAATCAGCGTACCCTGGGTTTAATAATCTTATTGCCTGCTTTTCATCCTTGGTAGGGTTCTTATTACCTATGTAGGCTTGCCAAGATGAGGGTGCTATTGTTATAACCTTTGCCCCCGTTGACATTAGTTCTGCTATAACTACTCCATAAACATATGATAGTTTAATTACAGCATCTGGAGACTTTACAAATACTGCACCCTCAACAACAATGTAATCCGACTTTAGTTCTTCAAGCATAGAATGCATTTTGTTTTTTGCGTCGTGGATCTTCTCATATATATCCAGACCATTGAGCTCAACCTTGCCCCACTTTAATGGGTTATCATCTTCCATTAAGCAGAAAGCAATAGAGTTTGTTGAGGCATCTATACCTAAAACCCTATTTGCTTTTGTTTTTGCAAGACTAGCCAATGTCATCTAACATCCTTTTTACCTTGACCCTTGTAGCCAGATCAATATTCTTTTCACATGTAGCGCAGTGTTCTGTTTTATTATATCTACTTAATTGTATCTTACATTTCTTGCATGGACGAACAGCACCATTTCTAATAGCTTTCTTTTCATAATACTTCTCCATAATCCTACGATTTGTTGCAACCCTACAGCATTCATCTTTGCAATACTTTTGATTATGAGTCTTTGGCTCAAATTTTTTAGCACATTCTTTATTAGCGCATATCATGTATTAGATACCGAGAATAAATCAATTTCAACAGTGCCTACTGGACCACCTTTTGCGTAACACTCTTTCTTAACTGGACAATATGTGCAAGGCATCTTTGATTTAGTTGCACCTTCTGGTCTTTTAGGAAGGTCGCCCTCTTTAAAATTATCCCAGACTTTGCAAAGCCAAGCAAAGGTTTCTTCAATAATCCTTGTATTCTTTTCATTCATAGAGATTGGAATGACTAGGATCTCTTGGGTATTCTTATTTTCATACAAGAAGAAACCTTCCTTAGCCTTCTTTAGTTTCATATAGGTTAATAGCTGTAGCATATGGTTATCTGTAGGCTTCATCTCTGATTGTCTGGTATCCCAAACCTCTTGCTTTGCCGTTTTAATTTCACCAATCACTGTCTCGCCATCGTACTCCATAATAAGATCTATAAAGCCTCTGATTGGAGGATACTCATTAATAATCTCTTCCTCTTCCGATCTCCATTGAGGCATAGTAGAAATAAGCTTCTGTAGTCTCTCATGCGCCTGAGTTCCCTGTGCCATATTAGCAACTGCAACTGCATCGTTATCATCAACAAAAACTGCGCCAGAAAATGCCATGTACCAGTATCTAGGACACTTACCATGACCATAACCCAGTGAACTTGGACTGAATGATTTCTTGGTCATCTCTCCGTCTGCTCGTTTAGTATTACGATATGACTCATCAAGAAGTTGAGCAAATAACTCAGGATCAAAAAACTTTCCTGTATGCTTTTTAAACTTAAGGTTCTTTACAATTTCCCTAGCCATTTATGAATTATACCTAACGACATACTTAAGTGCATCTACAAGTTTGTCTATGGACTCCTTTACTGAATAATAAACGTTCTTTTTATTATTATTTACAGTACCCGCTTTATCTTTAGCAATAGTTGAATACACAGAAGACATTACAGCAAACTTGGTAGACATTGCTTGAAGCTCCATAATAAGCATGGGGGCTTTAGCAGACGGTACATCTGGGTTCATTAAAAGCTTAACAACAATTGATAAGGCTTTATCTAGGTGTTCGTCCTTCATAAAATCATGAAGGTCATTAAACTCAGTTATATTGCTTATAAGCTCAAGAGTGTTCTTATCCTCTGTCATTTTTAATCCTCTTATCCCATTTGTCTGCAAATAATCCCATTCCATAACCAACTACAAGGCCAACTAGCAAGCCCATCAAAAACATTGTCATGACAACATCCTTTGAACTAATCCATAGCCCATCCACAAACCAAATATGCCCATCAAGCCAGCAAAGACTGGTGGCGCTGGTACTGGTAGTTTAAATATGCTAAATACTGCACCTACACCCATGCCAGTAAGTGTTGTTAAGAATACTTCTTTAATCATGATTCTCCTCATAAAACTCAATCAGCTCTTCAAGAACTGACCACTCAATAATGCCTAGTCTAACTTTAGACTCTGCTCCTATAATAATCTTTAATGCTGGATGCATGTCTCTATTTACCTTAAATGTGTCTGTACAAATCTTTGCCCAGTTATCTTTATTTAAATTAAATGATGTTACCGCTTCTTTATAATCAACAAGGAACTGCTTCCATTGAGCATCGCCCTTTTGATAGTCGCCACGCCCGCTGTTCTTTTGAGCTTTAGCGCCGTCTCTTTTTACTTCTGCTCTCTCTGACATTACTGAATCTTAAAAATTGTTTCATGCCCCTTGGAACATTTCCAAGACATTACTAACTCTATCGGATCCCACAGTGCTCCACTTACATCTTCATCGCATGTATTGCATGCTCTAAGACCTGGAAGCCTTTCTAGTTGATATTCTTTTTGTTCAATTTTTTTATTAAGAAATTCATCAAGATTTGGCATTTATCTCTTCTTCCAATTTGTCTACAACATCTAGATTTTCCTTTAAATATGCTACAGCCTTTGCACGTCCTTGAAAACGTTCTCCATTTACTGTATACCATGCTCCACCTTTTTCTATTATTCCGCACATTTCTGCAACGTCAAGAGTTTCTCCAACACGATCTACACCGAGAGAGTCCCCTTGGTAATAAAAGTCGTACTGTCCTGATAGATTTGGGGGGCCGAGTTTGTTGTAATCAATAATCCAGTTAACTGGTCTTCCGACTCTTTGTTCGATAATTTTGTCGCCAACTTTAATGCCAGCCTTAATAGCATTAGCCTCAGCTTCTGACGACCAGAGTTTAATGACAGTTGAAGAAAAGAACTTTACTGCCATTCCACCCGTGGGGATGTGCGAAGCATGCATAGATCCAAACTGATTTCGTTGTTGTGAGATGAGAACAAGTAATGTGTTTTTGTTTGCATAATTTAACATTTTGACTGCGTGGGTCATATCCTTTGCTTCGGCGCCGATTTGCTTTGTATCTTGCAAATCTTTCATTTCATTTCCGTCTT